CTCATCTAATGCATCTGCAACTTCAGAGAAAGCTGCCATTACTCTATAGTCAGTTAGTCTACGACCTTTATCAGGTTGTAGATTGGCGTACATAAAGTTATGATAGTCTTTATTCTGTACAACATTTGCGTAAAGATCATCAGTGAAAGTAAGCGATGATGATATTGATTGACGCGCTAATGCTTCTTCACGCTTTGTACCTTTATCAAAAAATTCCTCGTATTTAGGATTAAGAGTATTAATTTTATCCTGGATATTAACGGATTGATATGGTAACTTAGAAGATACATACTTCATTAAGTCTCGACCAAATGTAGATTCGCGATTAGGGTCTGCCATATCAGTATTATTTATGATATACTATATAATTAAAAGATCTATATGTTATTCAATTAGTATTGAACATTAGTAATTTGTGGGTTTGCTGATATGCCAACAAATTCTGTCTCTGTTAATAATCCTGTAGATAATGGGTATGTATAATTTAAAGATGTAAGTGTTTCATAGGTAGTAAGTATCGAGGTAGCATAGAAGTTATTATCGATATAAAATATGTTACCTGTACCGCTTTGTGTAGCTTGAAAGAGCCATCCTTTAATTGTAAAAGTAGTATCACCGGTTATCCTGTATTTGTCTAATGCTGTTATTTCAATAGGATAGTTTAGATTAATATTACCGTCCCATAAAACTTCACTTCTTATTTCTTGTAATGTTCCGTAACCAGGCAGGACACCGTCTGGTACTCTCCATGAAAGAATGATATAAGGGTTATTATATGGAACAAAGTTTGATATAATTTGATCCATATCAGTTTGAAATTTTGTAATAATAGACATTGAAATTGTAATGTTAACAGGAACCGGTGTACGGTAAAATGTAGATGTCTTACCTGCATCTGTCTCACTTGAGCCTCGCGTTAAATAAAACCCTGCAAGCTTATTAAAAACTCTACTTTCATCACGACTAACGTTAGTTATATTAACAGCAACAACAGGTACAGTTATATTTTGTGCTTTATTTACTAAATCATATATTACTCTTTGCTTAGGTGAATAAACATAGCGAACTTGAATATTTGTTTGCGGTACTCTATTTTTATCATAGCGCTTAATAATAATATCATCAAAAGCAGCTACAAATTGTGTAACTAAATCCTTTACTTCAAAATGAAATGTCTGAGCCTTCACTATTATATTTATTAACAAATGCGATCAATAAAAGACTTAGGAAGCTTATGTTTCGTTCTTTTTAACGCGTTAACTATATTACCATCAAGAATATATGTTGTAGAGAAGTCATTTTTACTTCTAGTAGCTCTACCACATGCTTGAACTAATGCATTTAACATCTTATTTTCATACCAATCTTTATCAGTATCGAAGAGCTTTTTAATATGTTTTGATGAAAGCGGGGGGTATGGTAATTTGATAATAATCTGAAATCTCGCTAAATTGTCTTTAAGATCAACACCGAACGACAGAGAAGGAGAAACGAGAATAGTAGGAAAATCTGTTTCATAATGTTCTTTCAATATCGCTTCATTATTAGCCGTTTCATCACGAAATAAAAACCGCTTATTACCTTCAAGCTTTGCTTTAATAAAATTTGTTATATCTTTTGAATGAGTATGAATAATACCTTTTTCATTCTTATGATGATCAATAATTGTCTTTATTTGCTCGCATATTGCAGGTAACGTATTTGTTAGATTTTTATAATTGAGTTTATTTTGTGAAGAGACATATATCGGAGATTTTTCAGGACTAAAATCGCTTTCGACTTCTACATACTCATAATCTGTAATACCGAGCGTCTTTGCAAAATTCTTATGATCAATAATTGTAGCGGACATTAACAGAACGTTATCAGCATGATTAAAAATAAATTTAGTAAGCTTGTCAGCGCGCAAGGGTGTCAATAAAACCTTTTTAATATCCTTATCAACAATATATTCGCAATCACGCCATAGAGTATCGACGGTAGTTAATGAGTTATGTGCGTTCTTTAGATATTGTAGTTTTATCTTTTCAGGTTGTGATAATGTTCTATGTTTTTTATTTACACGATTTATCAATGTATTGATTTGTTCGCTAATTTGAAATATATTTTCACATAGCCATGTACGCACTTTATCTTTACTATCAGTAATTAGCGTTCTACAATCAATACCATATGCTCTTAACCGATCATAATTAATTTCTGCAGAGTATTGTTTAATTAGCTCATCCTCTAACTCTGATGCCTCGTCACAAATAATAAAATTTTTTCGCTTAACATGGCTTGGTAGCGCAAGAAACATTTTATAATTCAAAACAGCAAATCTAGATAGCAGCGCATTATTACGAGCATTGTAATATGGGCAACGATTCTTCTCCCAACACTCATCTCTTATTTTTGGAACTAATACACACGGTGCTGTTTCAACATCAAAATGCGGGTCAACATCACATATATAATTCGATTTACCTTTAAGAATGTCTGTATCTGGAAATAGTTTTAAATATTGATCCTGTAATGATTTTGTAATAGTAAGAGCGAATGTGCCAAATGGGGGTTGTGACAAGCAATCAATCTCGCTAATATAGTTACCAGAAAAATCTTGTTTATATGCAGAATAACTCTGAATACTTTCTTTAAATTTATCTGTCGCAGGAGAGCTAATACCTGCGAGTGTTTTAGCTAAAAAGCTTTTACCAGTACCTGTTGGCGCACAGCAAATGACAAACTTTTTACCTCTATTAAAAGCTCTTTCAACTCCTTTAATAAGCTTTATCTGTTGATCGCTTGGGCTATATTCCTGCGGAAAATGTGAGAGGTATCTACTGAACACAGATATATTATAATATCTTTTTATCTAAGTTAAAGCACTGTTATTGTTATTTTTTTATTTAAGTATTTTGACGGTTTTACTGTTGAGACTTTTGCCACACACGGTTCAATTTGACTATTATTTTTTACAAATGATGAGATAGAGTAATCAAAAACAATCTCTTTTTGTTTGTGTATAAAGCCGAAAGGGTATGGTATTTCAAAAATAATTTTTTTATTGTTTTTTTCTTGACATATTAAAGTAAAGGTACAATAAAAATCTTTTATACTAAATAGAATAAGTTTTCCGCGTTTTAAAATTTTATTCTCTAAAGCAAAACATAGATTGTTCTGTAAAAAATTATTGACAGATCTTTCAATATTTTCTACAGATGTCATGAATTCATAAACCTTAATTTTTCTTGAGGTGACATAAGAGCAAGCCGCTCATTAAAATATTTCCAAAAAGATTTATTAGCAGGTATAACGCTTATTAAATCACAGGCGGTCATATTAACACATCGATAATCTTGCATAAAAATATCCCAAGTAATCACAAGATTCTTTACATTGGGATCGTACTTGGGGTAGTTGATAGCGCGCTTGTAGTTTAAAGCAATACGACCTTCTGGACTGTTTAATAAGGCTAGAGAGCTTGTACATAGCATTCTTCTTGTAGGTGGAGATCCTGGCTTAATTCTCCTTCTTACAAATTTAATTTCTGCTACGTTGCTTAGGAGAAGGCTTTTTAATGTGGCTAGCGACGCTTTCATCATCTTTTCTTATTGAGCAAATACCAAAAATTCTCTGCTCATTTAAAAAAATACCCTTCTTAAGAGTTCCGTAATTATCGACATCAAGATTAGCTACAGGAACGCCAAGATTATTAGGAAAACATACTATGTCCTTAACTTTAACATAGCGTACACTAGGTCCAGCTAGAATAACTTCTCCAAATCTCCATGCACGTGTATCAGAGTTAATGGGTACGACTATTCCATTTCTTACTATATTTGTACCGTCAGTCGTTTCGTCAACTAATTTAACTAAAAGAACGTCGTCTAAGACTTGACGGAGGTTATAACCGAAGAAAACTGAATTAAATGAATTTTTAGGTAGTTCAGAAAAATCAATTAAACTTTTTTGTGTTGGTAATGTATCTATATCTAAAGGCATATTGTAATTTAATAAACTAATTTAGGAATTCAACACACTTATATATTGTTTTATTTCACGGGTTGATAGTTCCATATTATGTGAAATTTTATTAATAAGTTCGTTTTTTTCGCTGTCTTTATCTTCTTTAGTTTTTTTAAAATAATTTATCTTTTTATATGGCATTTTAGGAAATATTGCCATAAACAAAGAGTATAAAGATTTTTTAGATTCAAAGATACCTTGATATTTGTTAATAAAATTGCAATGCTTAACAACTAATGGTGAATACATACTCAACCATCTATTAACTAAATACGGCGAAAATTCCTGCTCTTCGTCAACTGTAGTTAGGCAATTTTTTTTCTTATAAAAAAGTATATCTGATATAATATCAAATATATTCATTTACAAATAACTTTAGATGTAGCAATAAAGATATCATCATTCATTGCATAGAATAGATCAATAATATCTTTCATAAACAAATTGGCTTGTTCGTTTGTAAGGTTAGTTGAAAAAGCAAACGCGGGCGCCTTCTTTCCGGCAGATACGTTAATACCCGTATGACCGAGTGCTATATTATTATTTGAATATGTTATACTGACACTGCATTTACCTTTTTGCTGCGTAATACCGCCTTGAGTATGCTCTTTATGTACAATAAGATCATCACCATTAACTTCAATAGGGGCATTAATATATTTTGTACTTAAAATATTTGCAATCTGTGTATTAAAAAGTCTCTGCCAAGCAACAGCTCCAAAGGGATCAAGATTAGGAATCTCCCAGAGAAAGTTAATAGCATCATCACTATAGATATAGTCATTATTAAGTACGTCTTCACTATCAATCATACCCTCTGCTTCAACATTCATCGGAGCTCTAAATGCAATAATATTGCCGATAGGAAGAGCCCTTTCACGAAAAAATTTGTATGCGAATCGCGAATGAAGTAATGCACCGTCGTACGACTTAATATTATTAATAATCATACCTAAATTATAAATTAAAAGTAAAAATAATCAAGCGTTTACTAAGCTATCAATCCAATTAAAAGTCTTGGTGAGACCTTCTACCAGCGGTTGACTTGGAGCCCAACCTATCTTTTCTTTAATTAATCTGTTATCCGAATTTCTGCCACGTACACCTGTAGGCCCGGTAATATGCTTTTTAATTAACCGCTTTTTTGCAATATTGCTCGCCATATCAACCAATTGATTGATAGTAACTCTTTCTTCTGAGCCAATATTAACAGGTCCGGTAAAATCAGAATCCATTAATTTTCTTACACCTTCAAGACATTCATCAATATATAAAAAGCTTCTTGTTTGTTCGCCGTCACCCCATATTTCAATTTCTCCACCATTTGCTGCTTGTGCAACTTTTCTACAGATAGCGGCTGGTGCTTTCTCTTTACCATTATTCCATGAACCATATGGACCAAAAATATTATGGAACCGCGCAATACGTACATCAAATTTATAATTACGAGCAAAAGCTAGATAAAGTCTCTCGCTAAATAGCTTCTCCCACCCGTATTCGCTATCAGGGTTAGCTGGGTAAGCGCTGCTTTCTTCACAATTAGGATTATTTGGATCGAGCTGATTATGCTCTGGATACATACATGCACTGCTACTATAAAATATTTTCGGTACTCCCAGATTTTTATATACCATACAAGCATTTAAAATATTGAGATTAATTGAAGCAGAATTACTCATTACATCGGCATCATGATCACCGGTAAAGATATATCCTGCGCCGCCCATATCTGCTGCAAGTTGATATATTTCATTAACCGGCTTCTTATCATCATCAAGAATAGAGACTAAAGCGATAGATGGGTCTCTTAAATCTCCACCAATAAAATCATCAGCTCTAGTATTACTAAATTCAGGTAATTTAACATCTACACCTCGAACCCAGTATCCTTCATCCTTTAATCTATTAACAAGGTGACTACCGATAAACCCACCGGCGCCGCAAACAAGAGCGGTTTTCATACTACGCTGACTCCCCTCTCTTGAACGACTTTAAGTGCACATTGATTTGCATACATAATAGATTCGTTAATATTTAAATCTTCTAAATATTTTGCAACTAGACCGGCTAAAAATGAGTCGCCTGCACCTGAAACGTCTATTACATTAACTTTTTTAACAGGATACTGTTGTCCGTTTAAGATACATCCTTCTGCGCCATGGGTATGAATAATCTTTTTATCAAGATCGGGTGTAATATATTCTTTTGATCTCTCATATTCAAAATTATTAATTTTTATATATTTTGCGCTACTAGCCCATTCACCTATAATTTTTTTTGTATCTAAAAACACACAGGGGTGTTTCTTGCAAATAAAAGCTATATCTTCTACCGATAAAAATCCTTTATTATAATCTGAAATAACAATAATTTTATAATTAAAATCTATTTCATTTAAATTAATTCTTTTTATCTCAATATCATTATCTACCCGAAAAAACATATGATTTGTTGCATTGTGTACGTAACGTACTTTTGTTATATCGTACCAATTGTTATTTGTTAATATATCGACGCTGTTAACTAAAGAGGAGATATTCCTATGAACATTTTTAGCCATTCCGCCATTTTCTGTTTGATTAACTACTTGCAGCGCAGGTACGGGTGCTTCTGGACACAGTCTGGTTGAGTTGCAGTAAACAAAAACGTCTCTACAACTATCGCCAATTACTAATATATTCTTATCACCCGCAAGGCTCATAACGGTAAAACCTCTGCATTACATTGGGTTTATGTGGAGAAAAATATTTGTGATTCCATATATGACCGGGAATCATTTCTGTAATATTTGGTCTAGGAGATTTAATTAACATCTTATTAGCTGCCATAACTTTTGCGCAAAGAATAGAAACAAACGAATCACACCCCACATAATACTCTGCATATTTAGCTAGAGCTATTACGCTTTTAATATCAGGTTTAATTAATACTTTTACCTCTTCGAAAGGTACCTGAAATTCAATATCAGAAATTACAACTACCGGTAAGTTTTTTTCTTTTGCGAGTAATTTTATTTGCTCCCAATCCTTATTATTAATTGTTGCAATATCATTACGCGGTCTAGAGGATGTTGGATAATGTACAAGAATATATTTACCAGGTGTAATACCAATTTTATCCCATTCAACATCTGCTTTCGAAGCATTCATTAAAAATGATGACCCTGTATAATTACGATTCACATCGTTAAAAAAGCTTATAGGTGTAAAATCTTGAACCTGGTCTGGTGTTAAGCTATAGTGAGCAAGTGCGGTATGATAGTCTTGAGGTACGTCGCTTCTAAAATGCCAAAACGTCCAGTTTTGTGGTTCGTTTGGCTTGAGTTTTTGCCAGTATTGCTTGCCTGTTTCATCATCAATAAAATATTGATTTTTAATATTTTTGTAAAAGAAATTATCTTGTATTAACGGCGCGATATCTTTACCGAACCTACTGCCCCAATATATTTCTGTAATAGAATTGCGTTCTTCTTGTGTTAAGAAACAATCTAAGCATATCATATCGCCTATACCTGCACAAATATATGTCTTCATTTAACTACGATCTTTGGCCCGAAGTTTAATTCTTCAAAAGATAATTCAATATCAATTGTCTGTTTATCAAGCATAGAAAGTATCTTATTAGCAATCGTACCTTTATTAGGATAATAAAATTTAGATAGAGCATGTGTTGTTGGTACTGGTACATTAGGCGCAGCAATAGAATGTGGTGGCATTTTGAGTGATGTAAAGTTTCTTTCGCAGACTTTAGATATAATTTCTGAACCTATACAAAATGCATTATTTGTTGTATCAATTGTTAGAAGTCTTCCTGTTTTTTCAACAGATTTAGAAATGGCATCATAATCAATAGGGTTCAAGCTAACTAAATCGATTAATTCTACACTAACATTCTTATCCTTTAAAAGCTCTAAAGCTTGAATCGTTTCAACAAACCCATCGCCATAAGCTACAACAGTGATATCAGAACCTTCGCAATATGTTTTAGCTTTATCTAACTCTACAAAATAAAGTTCATCAGGCACTTCTTGCTTCAAGCCTCCAAGAAACAATGACTCTAGTAAAACAACAGGGTTGTTGTCTCTAATGGCAGAAGCTAGAAGCCCCTTTGCCATATACGGTGTAGAAGGTATAACTGTCTTAAGACCGGTAGTGTTACCGAATAATGAATATAAAGCTTGTGAATGCTGGGGACCATTACCCCATTGTCTTCCTACTGTAATACGAAATACAATCGGTACAGGATTATCTCCACCAAAACTATAATTCCATTTTGCACCCTGTGTAAAAATAGCATCTGCGCCAAAGAGAGCAAATTCTACTCGACCGTGAACAATAATCGGTCTCAAGCCATTTATAGCAGCACCTACACAAGCACCGGTTGTACTAGCTTCAGCATTTGGTGAATCGAGAATACGATCAGGAAATCTCTCTACAAGACCTGCAGTACTGCCTGCGTTCTTATAATTAACACCTAACCCGATAACAAAAACGTTAGGATCTTTCTCCATATAGAGAGCGGTTGCATCTCTAAGAGCTTCATTAAATGAAATTGTTCTATTTGACATAAACGTCTGTAAATATTTCTTCTGGATTTGGGTATTCTGCTTTTTGACTATTTTCAATAGCTACTTGAACTTGATTGGTAATATATTTTTCAATCTCATCTAGTTCAAATAAACTTATACCGCGATCAGTTAATAAAGTTTTCATACGACT